TTAACTGTTCTACTATTCATGTAATCATGAACATAGTTTACAAATCCTGATGTTTGTGTACGAGTTGTATCTGTAGTTGTATTAGGAAAGACTATGTCTGTAAGTCTTAACCTTTTATTTGTTTGAGTATAAACAACTTCTCCAGCAGGATTACGTTTAATTCTTGATCTGTCATAACCAAGTCCTAAAATTTTAGTTGGTTGATTTAACAACCATGCTATCATTAATGCAAATGGATATTCAGAACTTCTACGCCATGCTGTTTCTGTAGGTGCTTGATCACCGAATACAAAAGTCTGCTGTGTTCTATTACTAATATAATTTTTTGCATAGTTAGAATCTAATGGACTTAATAAGTTACCTCCATCATCAACTGGTATATGACTTGTAATATTTGCTCTTGCATATTTGCTGTTATAAGTTACAGGCTGATTAGGTATTCTATATGCACCTTTTTCTATGTCTTGCCATAGGATTTTATTTTCACTTGTATAAGGTGCCGCACCATAAACTGTTTGCCACCAAGTTGGCTCTTCGCTGTATCCTAATATCTCCCAAGGGTGTGTATGAGGACGATCAGTATCATATGCTTCTTTGTATATTGCTCTCCAATAACCTGCATTTTGTTTGCCTGTTGGTGAACTAGTATTGCTGTAATTAAATGTAAAGCTATTAGTTCTTGACCAAAAGCCATTATCTGCATAGTCTGGTGAACCTACAGCATTATTCCATTCAATAAACTCTGGTAATAAAGATCTATCTCTTGCAACTCTTGTAAAGCCTGTGTCTCTGCTTTCACCACCTATAAAGTCAAATATGTTTATCATAGTAGCATCATATTCTACTTTGATATTATTGTAAATTCTTTTTTCTAACTCTAATAACAAGTCATCTCTAAAGTCATTGTATGCAACAAAAATACTTCCGTCGTGTCCTTGAATAACTTTAGTAGGAGTTTGATATGTTGTATCTGTAAATATTTCTGGTTTAAATTTAGGATACAAACCTAGTTTAGTAGGCGTTGCAGGAATATAACTTCCGTCAGTAGTGTTGTATTCGTAAATGTCAATTACATCATTTATAGCTTTTGTTTTAGTAATAGTTACAAAGCCACTAAAATCTGCTTCAAACTTATAATCTATTCCGTGTATTAATTGTACACCATTTATATAAACGTTTACAGACTTATTAGAAGTTGTTGTAAGATCAAATGCTGTATTCAATGCGTAATATTGTGTGCTTGGATTATCTACAACGTGTGTTGACCTTTTAGCACTTGTAAAGGCCAGCATATCGCTGAAGTAGAATGGCATATCATTTGACTTGTCCTTGTTAAGTTTTTCCATCACTTTATCAAAGTGAATTTTATTCTGTCCGTCAAATCCTAGCTTATCTGCTGTTTGTAAAAATAGTTTTCTAAACTTACCGTATTCTCTTTTTGCAAATTGCAACGACTTAATAATATTAGCATCTTTGCTTGTGATATGATAGTTTGCTAAATTGAAAGGTCCACTGTGTTGAACAAATCTGTTACCATATGCAGATAAGTTTCCTAAATCTCTTAGGTTACCTGTTCCTGGAAAATCACCTTTGAAGTCGTCACGCATTTCACAAATGCTTAACACATGATCATTAACTTCACCTAATGTAAATGAACTTACATTATTATTAAGTGGATTGTGTTCTAAGTTAGATGCTATTTCGTAAACACCATTTGCATTTTTCTTTGTAGAACTCTTTGTTTTAATTACAAGTATATCATCTTCTTTAAGATTAGTACCAAATGTTACAAAAGCAATTCTATTAATTCTGTTAATGGTAAAGTCTACACCATTCATTTTTCTTTTGTTGTTTACATAAACTCTTACCCACAAGTCGTTAATGTCACCGCTATTGTCATAAACATCAACTGCAAAGTCGTTGTATTGTGTAGTTACAATATACTGACGTTCTACTAACTGTTTGCTATCTTCATAACCTTTAGTCCAACCTGATGTATATGTAAATGTAGTTCTATCTGAATATCTTCTTAAAAGTCCAGTATCTGTGTTACCTGTAACGTTTGCATTACTGTCGTCTTGGTATGTAAATGTATCTTGTAGCAGATTAAAATCAAATACAATATCACCTGTGTTTTCTAATGCTCTATAAGTTAACGGAAAGCCTAGTATAGGATCATTTGTTCCTGTACCTTTCTTATATGAAAATATTTTTGTTCCTGCAAACGTACTATTGCTGTAAACTGTTTTACTGTTAAAGCTGTTACCACTTTGGTCATACAAGTCAAACGTAGGAGATTGGTTAATTGCAGTTTTGTCTTGTCCTGCTAACCACTTGGTACCATTGTAGTACCACATCTTACCTTTATAATCTGTACCATCATTGATTAATACTGTTTCATTTTCTAATGGATTAGTATCTGCTTCTTCAATTAAACTAACTTGTCTTATGTTTTGATGTGTAATAAATTTAACTTTAAAAATTTTACCTGCAACTCTTGTATCAGGATCAGCAGTAAATAGAATTCTCATTCCGTCTGCAATATCTACGCCATCAATGTTATATCCTAATGCACCTTCAATAGTTGAAAACACATCTACTGTAAATGAATCTAATAAGTCAACGTTATCTTTTGCAAACGTACCAAAGTTCCAAAGTTTAAGGTCTGAAGCAAATTCAATAATTGGTCTTGCCGCTCTACCTGTTTGGTTAACATCACTAGGCTGATTATTAATTGCCGCTATAGTTTCTAAAACATCTTTGTGAAACCATTTGTTATATCTTGCCCATTGTGATTTACTTGGACTTGCTCTGTTCTGTATAATATAGTCTTTGTCTTTTGCCCAAGCATTAGCATTACTGAAAGGTGCTCTATCAAAACTTTCACTGTCAAAAGGAATTGATTTGTTTGTGCTTACTGTACCCGGCACTTGAACATCTGCTTCGCTGATTAATCTAATTTCTTCACCAACGCCTTCAACATACCAGTTGCCAGTTGCATATTTTGTAGGTGTTACAGTACCTTGGAAATCTAGTTTCATACCGTTTGACAAATCATATCCGTTTGTCATTTTGTAAGTTTTCTTACCAAGTATTTCTGCTTCTACATCTATTTCACTGTTTTCTAATATATCATAAATTTGTATTAAACCACTTGCATTAATATCATTACCATTTACATAATATAATGTATCTGGTGCAAGTATGTCTACTGTAAATTCTATAACGCCAACGTCTGTGCTATGCGTACTGTCGCTAATACCTACACTATAATTGTATGAACTATCTAATGTTCTAGCTGTCTTAATTGACAAAGGCATACCCGGAGTGTTAATATCAAACTTGTATGTTTGTCCTCTGTATAATTTAAGTGTCGGGTTTGATGTTTTTCCTTCTGATGAAAAAACGTATGCTTTGTTATCTAAATCATCTTGGCTTGTAACTGTGTACGTGCTTGTTATACCTCTTGCTTGTCCAACAACAGGAATAGCTAATGGTCCGTTTTCTAACCAATAGTAATCTCTAAAGTTTGTAAACTTATCCCAATCAATGCTAGGGTTCCAAGCATAGTATTCTTGGCTAAACAATTTACTGTCATCATCTACAGTACCGTTGAATGCTTTTATTTGATTTTTTAAATCGTTGTAGTCTTTGTAAAAAGTAACGTTGTTTAATTCGTCCTTGATTACTGTTGCAGGCTCTAACTGATAATTTTCTCTTTGTGTGCTTACATCACTTACATAATTATCAGATGCCTTACGTGCTTTGGATATTCTTCTACCAAAGTAAGAACTAATTTTTTCAGCAACACCTGGAGTTGTAAGTTGGTCTAGTGTACCTTGTAAAAACTTTTTGTTATGAGAAGTACGAAAATATCTTGGCAGATGTTCTGCACTAGTTCTAGTACGTTTATCTTCTTGTCCTGGAACTGGTAATGGATATTCGTTTTGATTATCATCATATGACATTAGTATCCGCTCCCAGACGATCCGCTACCGCTTGAACCCGAACTTGAAGAACTTGAAGAACTTGAAGAACTTGAAGTTGTTGCACTTGAAGAACTAGAACTTGAAGTTGTTGTTCCTGAAGTATAACTTGATCCGCTTGTAACACCGCTTGTTGTAGTTGATGTTGTTGTTCCTGTAACAACTGTACCTGATGCTTTTAATTTACTTGCCGTAATTGCATCAATAATTGTTACATCATCAACTGTTGCTCCACTTATGAAAACTTCATCTGATTCAGATTTGATTTCATATAAACTTCCAAACCCTTGCGAGTCTTGTTTAGGAACAATTACAATGTTAACTAGATCAGGTGCAACTTGGTTCATTACATAAGTAGCCATCTCTGAGAAATGAAAACTGTCACCGAAATCCCAGTTTTCTAAAGCAAAGTATTCATTTATTGCACTAATTACTCTTGCTTTAATATCGTTGTCATTAACAACTTGGTCTGGGTTCTTTACAATCTTTATATTAGCTTGTACCTGAGCATCAGCTTTGTCTCCAAATAAAACTTTATATTTTACTGGATGATAAATTACGTCATCACTTATAGACTTAATTCTATTAATTGCTGAGCCGTAGTTGTTAAACAAATTATCGCTACTTGGCGGTAATGGTTTATTTGTAATTGTGCCATTTAAGTATTGTCTAAAGTTTGTATCATAAGTTCTAGTTAACAAGTAAGTGTCAATGATGTTACTTGAACTTGGATCTATTCTACTATCATCGTCTGCAGAGTGAACGTAATGAAATTTAAGGTTATCTCTACCTACGTATGCTTTATAGTCTGTTGTTAATGCTAGTGTACCTGCTGTTGAGCTGTAAATTTTAAATACATCTTCAGTAACTAGATAAAATACTTGTCCGTCTGTGTATTGGCTTAATGCTCCTACTACACTTTCGCTTTGTTTTATTTGTACTGAGTTAGAACTATTGTCCATGTACTTGTAATCTTCTATACCATCTGACGTTGTATATTTCTTTTGGAAGATATATTTCGTTAATGGATTAGTAGTTTCATCAACAAGTGTTACAAAAGTTTCTGGATCATCAACTACACCGTCACTGTCTGAATCAAAGAAAGTAATTTCTACCTTCTTGCTATCAATGTATCCGTCACCATCTCTGTATTCCTTAGATATTTCCCAAGGATAATCTACAGTAAACGCATTAGTACTGTCTGGTTGTCTGTTAATACTTAATATACTAATCTTATCTTTAATAATTTGTCCTGTTCTATTATCAAATATCTTACTTGTACTATCATAATAGAATCTAATCTCTTCGTTACTTTCAAAAATGTATCTTTGTCCTCTTGAAGTAATTGTATATTTTTCACCATCTGTTTCAAATAACAATAACCAAGAACTGTCTAACTGTTGATCAGTTACATCACCTGTTTTACCTGTGCTAAAATCACTTGTAATATCTAAGTTATTTTGCGTAATCATACGCCATTGTCTTAGGTTTACATCATAACGTAATCCAAATGTTTTGTATGCAAATACTTGGTCAACTATCTGTGACTGCACATCTGATAATAATGTTTTGCTAAACTTCGGTCTTAGTTCTGAAAGTACAGCATTGGTTGGAATAATATCGTTTAACACAATCGGTCCTGTGCCGTCTGCATTGTCAGTTCTACCATCTCCTGTAACACTTACAACTTTAACCCATTTGTAAGTTATTGCATTAGGATGATTTGGTTCACCTGTCATAAGTCCGTGTGCATTGTCGGCCATAAAGTGTTGTCCTGTAGGAGCAACAAATTTTAACAATGTTCCTGGCTCAATAAATTTTAATGCACTACTTGTAAACGTTCCTACCTGTAACACAGAATTTGCTACATCAACAAACGATCCTGTTGCTTGGTTTGTTGTAGTTGTTTTCTGTAACCATTTAGCACCTAAGTCAGCAACTAGTGTCTTAGGAAAGTTAGTCAAATAATAATTTAACATTTGCTTTTGACTTAGAATAGGTGTTATGGTATTTGCAATAACTCCTTGTACATCTGTTTTAGTACTAAAAGTAAACGTTTTCTTTTCTGTAAACTTGTCTTTGTATATGATTCCATCAGCACCATATAAATTAGTTGAACTATATTTTCCTGTGCTATCTAATAAATCGTAGTATCTTGAAATACCTGAACTTGTTCTGTTAACACTTTTAGTTTTAATAATTTCTTGGCTAATTGATAAAGGACTTACTTGATAGTCTTCACCAGTAACCATTCTATTCTGTGTATAATATGTGCTAGGTGCGTTTTGTCTGATACTTGCATTAGTTTCAGAAATAGTAGCATTGTCTACAGTATATTTTAGTTCCATACTTATTGTTAAACTTTCTGGATTACCTGTTTTAGATGTGTATGGAATTGATACACTAATTGCAACTAAATCTGCAGGTATAACATTATACTGATCATTAATACTTGTTCTGTAATAAACTCTAAACGTTCCTTTTGGTAAGTTACCAAACGTACCATCACTAAAAATTAAATCTACTTTGTCTTGTGTTTTACTTAAAGTTCCGTAAATGTTTCTTACACTTTTACGTAAGCTATTATAAACAATGTTGTTACCTTCAACTGAATCAACTTTTGTCCATAACTGATCCTCAGCACCAATTGAATTTAATTTGTATAACCAAATGTCTGTGTTGTTGATGTTGGTTGCATCAAGGCTAATTGTTTGATTAGTGCTTGGCGAATCAACATTAAAATTACCTTGGTCTAATATACCTTGTCTAAAGTGTACAAAGTATCCTGAGTTAGTACTTCCTGGACCACGCCCATCATCTCTATATAAAAATGCTAAATTGTTTCCTGGTAAAGGTGCTTCTTCTGAAATAATACCTTCTTCAACGTTTGTTGAAACAACTTGAAACTGCATATTCTTTCCATCAACGTTTTTACTAAAAGTATAAACAGGAACATCTGAATTGCTTGAATCAAATCTGTACTGGTCTGTTGGTATTCCTTCTACTGTATCTTTCTTAATAGGTTTTCCAACTGGACTGTTTACTGGCAATGCCGCATTAAGAACTTTTTCAAACTGTTCTCTCCAATTGATGTTTGAAGGATCATTCCATAGAATAGTTTGACTAGCTAGGTTAGTTCCGTTGCTGTCTACAATATCTTCTGATGTTGCAATACTTTCAAACTTCAATAAGCCGTTTGCTGTTTGGTTACGTTTAGGACTATATGATAAGAGTCTAGCTAAACGTAAAATAGATTCTCTACGTTCAGCTAACTCTAAGAAGTTTTCTCTTGCATTTAAGTCTACGCGGAAAGCTAGGTTTTGACCTAGGAAAGCAATAAGGTCAATTAGTGCAAGATATTCACTTGATTCAATATAGTCATTGAAATCTTCTGGATAGTTTTGTCGCAAATAGTTGATCATTGTTCTGCGTAAGTTGTCAAAGTCATAAGACTTGAACTCCGCATTTCTAAATGACTGATAGACCTTTTTCCAGTCTTCAGCTAACAATAATCTATTTTGTCTATTTGTTGACGACATTTGCTTTCCTTAATACTACTATTTATTGTGTTTCATAATCTGCGTACTTAATACGGTGCCGAATTTTCGTCAAATTTTAGTCTTAAACTTTCCGAAATGTTGTACGGCAAGTACATCAAGTCTACATCAACTTGAAGTCCGCTTTCATATGAATCTACGTTAATACTGTTTACTACTACACGAGGATCGCTGTTTACAATAGTTGTAACGTTCTTTGCTATGGCTTCTTTCATAGGTTCTGTTAGCGGTTCGTGTATTGCGTCCCATATAATTGTTCCAAACGTAGGATTCATCAGCTTTTCGCCCTGTCTTATGTGAAAGTGATTTAGTATATCCTGCTTGATCAGTGCTATATCGAATAAGGATTTGCTGTTGTTATTTGGATTAACCGTGCTTAAACCTTTGTATGCACGATTGGTAACAACTGGTCTGCCTTTTTCTCCTGATGGAACTGTAATTTTTTTATATAAGTCTGCCATAACAATATTTACCTATGCTTTGAACTCCTTCTTAAACACATCGGCTGTACTTGGGTTTGGTAGTGGATTAGTTACTGTAGTAATGCTATCCCTATCTGTAAGCACCAATTTAAACGCCAACGGATTTAAGTTTTCATGATGTGTCCACGGCTCAGCTTGTGGTGAGCGTTGTGAAAGAATGCCCTCAACTGTGTGACCAGGTACGCGATGTACGGACAGAGCGGACGCGGTAGCGGCCGTAGCCGCCTGCGGTCCATTCATATGGATTTCGGAAGCGGTTTCTATATGGTTGCCTGAGCTCTTTATTTCTGTAGTTGAACCTGCTGTAAGTTTATTACTGAAACCAGTATTAAGATCAAAGTCCATTTCTGTTGTAATTTTTGTGCTACCACCTACAAGTATATTTGTATTTTTGCTTGATTCTATCTGCACCCTACCAGTGAGAAGTTTATCACCAATATAGTTGCCTGATGCTTTTAGGCTTAGATTAGCACCTGCTTCTATTGTAACGTTTCTATCTGCTGTAAAGTTAAAATCGTTTTTGCTGTGCATACTAATTGAATCTTCTGCAAATATGTCTATCTTACCATCTGAGGTTAATTCTATCCAAGCTGTACCTCTGCTGTTACCTATGTAAATTAAATCTTCCGTGTTATGTAAAAGTATTTGGTGTCCTGTACGTGTACGCAATCTAACAAGTTCGTTGTGTAAAAGGTTTTTCTTACCGTCCATTTCACCCAAGTTTACGTTTGCGTAATCAGGTGCTCCGTCACTTGCTGTTTCCTTTCTTAGGAACTTGT